GAACCCTGTCAGCACGGTTTTCCGAATCGGGCCATTGAACGTCGGTCCATCATCCCGGCCAATGATTTCCATCCACCTTGCAACGAGATTCAGGGTCAACCGCCCTGCCTTGCCTGCCGTGAGGTTATACTGAATTTGGTTCGCTGGTGTCCATGTGCCGATAGGCTTATCGGCTAAAGGTACGATTTTAAGCCTGTCAGTACTCCAGAATACAAGGCTGTTAGTGATCTCGGCTATATCATTAATAATCTGCTGGGCTTTAGCACTCTTTTGCTCTGGCGGCGTACTGATTAATATATCAGCCGCCTTACAGTAGGCTCTAAAGTTTTCAATGCCCTCAATTTGTACATCGGCCCCAACTGATTGCAGTACATGCTCGATATAGTCGGCTGGGTTGACGTCAACGCCGTCGCCTGTATCTCTGAGCTTGCCGTATACCTCAAAATTATATTGGGGTAAGCTGCCACGCTCGCCGAGGTCTACTACACCAGCCATATATGCCAAGCCACTATAAGGCAAGGCTTTTTCTGGGTGTTTTGATGTCATATAAGGCCATGGTGCTTGGGCTATCTCGCCATTAAATAAGGTAAGTTCGATTTTCTCATTCGGATATTGATATACCTCTTTATCACGCCATACCTTACCAATACCAGCGATAGGGCCCTCACATAATGCAATAGCAGCAGCTACAGAATAGGTATAAGTAATGTTTGTGTGCTTTGCACCGCCACCTTTACCAGCTTTAGTAGTACTTTTATGCTCGTGAGCCGTGAAATCATCATAATCTATGATGTTACCACTTACTCGAGTAGTACCCAATATCTCTGGTACTACCTCACCATATGAGGCTGTATTAATTTGAAAGTCAGCGATCATATCGGCTCGGCTAGTTGTGCTTTTGCCTCTAAATAAAAAGCCCATTATTCACGCTCCTCTCTAAATCTATACACAGCCCTCAAACGTGAGCGGCCTTTCTTATCATAAAAGAGTACATCATCGAGCTTAGATATAATCACGCCATAATCTACGAAAGCATGAATTACTAGCCCCTTACCAATATATATAGCACCGTGTGAGATACATCGGCCGTATTGATATAGTAAAAAGTCCCCAATTTCAAGCGGAGAGCCCTCTTTTACCTCGTCGGCTACTTGCTGAACATATTTGAGATATTTCTCCTCTGAATGGTGTAAATGCCACTCATTTGAGTAGTTTTCTATCTGCAATCTATCGGCTTTCATGAGGCCACTATCCACCACCGCAGCCACTAACAAATAAGAGCAATCGACGCCAGCACCTTTTACCATTGAATTATTGGCGTATGGTGTGCCTAGCCATGCAATAGCAGCTTTTGCTATCTTTTCGCCAGTTGTTAATGTATTCATCGTATGCTCTCCTTTAGTGGTACGTAAGGCGTCGCCCTGTTTCTATTCCAGTTATTAAATTTACTCTTGCATTCTGTAGGTGTCTTATTGCAGCCAGCGTATATATAGAATTGGTCGCCGACTCTTGGGCTTACCTCGAGAGCGCTCATATACAGAATGACGCCGTCATTGCTTTGTAATATCTGTGTAGATTGCCCTGCTAATGGGCCAGTGATCCAATCAATGCCGCCAGCTGTGTAATAGCCGTTTGTAAATTGCAAGTCAATTCGTATGGAATTAGGGCCAGAGCCTAACGCTGTAACCTTACCGCTTTTTCTAAATTTTGAAATATCAACGCCGCACTCTTTTGAATACACGCTAAAAGGGCATTGTGGATAATACCGCCGATTTGGGTATTCGATATTGAGCTTTTGCACGATTGATTTAACATTTAGCTTTAAGGTAAGGCCGCCGCCTTGACTAACCTCACATAAGCCAGTAAATAACCCTACAGCGTCAATAATAGTATAGTTATCATCAAAGAATGCTCGTTTTAGCGTCATTTGAGCGCCGTCAAAGCCGCCATTGTGAGCTACAGCCATAATAGGAACGCCGCCTATTTTATCCTGCTCATTCGTGGATATGCTAACCGTCATTTTATCAACGCTTACAGTGCTATTAGTGGCTATCTTATCCCTTACGATAATAGGGCCGTCTGACTTGTAGATTTGGCCGTTATATGATACATCGGCGTCTGAGTCAGCCCAGTAGTACGTTACACCGCTGCGTAAGCGCAACTCGTAAAGGTCGCAACTCATGAAATATTTATCATTGTTGAGGTGCTGCCGTAGTACCTCATTTACCTCTTTCATAAATGCGCCCCCTATCGAGTTGATATTAACTTGAATGATTTAGATTTATATACGTTTGTAAAGATATACTCGGCTGTCATATCGCCGCTAAACCTTACCAGCCAATAATAGGTATAATCGGCTGTAATTACTGCATTCGGTGCAACTGTCTGTCCTGCTGCCAGCTTGATTACGCCTTTATCGCTAACAGCTCGAATAGGTGAGCCATTAGCATATAATGTAAGGTTTTCAACGTGATATACAGGCTCTAGGAAATCACCGAACTTTCGCACGGCTTGCCATGAGCCCATTGAGCCAGTTCCGAGCTGTATGCCTTTCTCGGCGTTATCCTCTGGATCTAACCACAAAAAAGGAACTGTTCCGCCTTTAGTCTTAGAATAAAAGCCCATAAGTTCCTTATATTGTGCAGGTGTTAGCACCTCAAACTCTGTGGAAATGGTGTATTGTGGATATTTCCAGTTTGTCATGGTACGCACCTTACCAGAGCCAGAGGTCTTTGTCTTGGTGTCCCATTTCTGGGCCTTTGTTGATTTCCAAGCCAAAGAAATGATAGTAGGAAATTTCATTATTTCGGCCATATTACCATGTCCCCTCTGTTCCGATAAATTCTCTATCTTGATTTACAAGGAATTGACGCAAAGCTCTGCCGCCTCGTGTTTCGAGGAATGAGCCAAAGCTCTCGGCGTCTATAGCGCTCACGTTAAGCGTAATGCCACCGCCTGCGCCCATGCCACCATTAGAGCGGTTAATGCCCTCGCCTAATCGGTCGAATACTGTATCAGATAAAGGCAATACAGCCTCTTGATATTTACCCTCACCGATTTGGGCTATTGTGGTGCCATATGCAAGGCCACCCTCTGCGAGTGCTGGCATACTCTTGGCACTAAACGCAGCGCCAAAGCTGCCGCCAAAGTTGCCAACTGCACCGAGTGCTGTAGCTTGCGCCACGCCTGCCGCTGTACTACTGCTCCAAGCAGCTAAACCAGCCGCCGCACTAGCGCCGAATGTCGCCATAGATACTTGTTGAGCGAGTGAGCTCCAAGCAGGTAATTGAGCCTGTGCAGCTGCTACGCTTGCCGCTGTTTGTTGCGATTGTAGCATTTTACCGAGTACAGCTTGCTTTACTTGCGCTGCCACCCATTGAGCCACGCTATCGGCTATTGTTTTAAGAATAGCTTTCCCCATGTTTTGAAATGCTTGCGTTATGCTCATTGTGCCTTGTAAGAGTCCAGAAATGCCCTCTTGCAATTTATCAATGCCAGCGCTTGCCGTTTCCCAAAGCACTTGCTGGCCGTTCCAGTGGCTATCCATTACAGCTTGCTGATACTCATTGAGTAGCTCTTTTCTGAGTTCATAGCTTTGTTGAGTAGCTACATATTCAGCGTCAAGAGCTGACTGCAACGCCTCAAAGTTCTGTGTTCGCATAGCCTCGTCAATATTCCATTTTTCCTCAGCTTGCGTACGTTGTAATTCAAGGTATTTATCGTTGTAATCACGATGAACTGCGAGCAATTCCTCAGTCTTTTGTTTTTCAAAGTCAACTCGGCCGTCCTCTGTCATTTCAAACAGAATACCTCGCTCTTTCAGCGAGTCAATGAAATGCTGTTGCTGCATTTTGTCCATTTGGACGAAATCATCGCTGTATTTATCCCATTTATCGCTGATTGCGTCTATTGCGTCGGTGTATTCTTTGGTGAATTGCACCATTGGCGAGGCTTGCCCTGTGCTATCTTTAACCGCTAGGCTTAATTCGAGGTCTTTTCGCATATCTCGAACATTATTCTCAATTTCTCGCATTTTCGCCATTTCTTCCTGTTTGGCTTTAATGCGTTTCTCAGCATACACGGCGTTTAATAATTCAAGGTCTTGCTGATAGTTAGCATTGGCTGCTTTTGATTTATCGAGCTCGTCAAGGTCTTTCTTATACTCTAATTCGAGTAATTCTTGCTTGTTGCCGAGCATTTCAAGGTACGATTGCAAGATTTTCTCGTGCACTTGCTTAGCCTCTTTTTCTAGGTCTTTGCCAGCGCTACCCTTACCGCCGCCACCTTTGCCGCCTTTACCGCTACCACCGCCGCCAGTGTCGCCACCGCCACCACCTCCGCCGCCG